CAACCACACCAATTCACTACCATGACCGAAAAAATGTACCAGACCAACATTGACATCATCTCTGAACATTACATGTCAAGGGTAGAACATTTCTGTGAGTTGAATGACATTGAAACGTGTAATGCTCTCTATTCTGAGTTTGTCGTAGACGGGCAAGATCCTGAGGATGGTTTATATGAGTGGCAATTTATTGAAGACCTGACCGCATCCAACTGACCCACATTAACTAACAACAATCATGGCAAATCTGTCTCTGGAAAAACTCTCTAACGGCATCGCATTTTTCGATGGTTATTGTGCCGAAGTAGAGATTGAGTTTGTATCATCCACACAACAAGAAATTGCCCAGTTTCTTGATAAATATGATTCAGTACAGTTGGTGTCTGCCTGGACTAATACTTTCTTAATGAAAGTGTATGGATCTGGTAAGAAGGAAGTAGAACAGATTTGTGCTATAATGCAAGAGGACTATAATGTCCTGTCTGTCGAGATCGTATCACTTTCGGAGGTCTAATCAATGTTGAAAGAACTCATCAACGAAAAAGATTACGTTGATTCTATCATGGATGAAATCCCACAACATTTGTGGAACAAACTCGATCCAGATGATATAATCTGGGACGAAGATATTCCGTCTCCAAAGTATTATGTGCTTTCAAAGTGGTAACTGAAAAGTCTCACAATCTCATCCCATTTTCTCCTCCTCCAAACTATCATTATGACATTGAAGATTTCAATGCCAAGTATTATCGTGTGATGCTCATTCACGAGGTGCGTTACGTCTATAAACCCGAAGAGTTAGTATCAACGGTCTGGGGTTTTATTGACAAGAAAACATCAACAATCCATCGTCCGATTAACGCAAAGAAAGTAGGAGAAAAGGTGCTCAAGTCTGACTATGATAGTATGACCGAGTATAGTGCAATGCAAAAACCAGTTAAACAATTCTCAAACACATTGGAAGCAATTCTGTATGCCGAGTGAAGTCAAGTTTATCGAAGGTGATGTAGTTGAATACAGAGGAATGACGGGGACAATTTGTTTTGTCGATCCCGTCTACATTTCTCTCTGTGTATCAGATACCGTCCAGAATGAGAATATACACAAGTCTTGCCAATGTAGAGTCGTGGTTTATCCTGAGAACTGGCATGAAATAGTAGAGATTTCTAAGTGATTTTTGTCAGTTTTTGATAACAATTCAATGTGAGTTTTCAACATGTTTTCCACAATGTATGTGGAAAAGTATAAGAAAGTCCGCACCCAGTTACTGTAAGGGTTCTGGTGTATATTGTGCCCTTCGGAATAGCAAATAAATAACAGGTTTGCTTATATTTTCCACAGTTAAAAAAGGGTTAAAAAAATATAGTTGAACGTTTGTTATTGTGCGGAGTTGTTGTGAGTTTAGTGAGCATAACATCGAATCGAGTTCTTGTCAAGTATCAGGGTCACTCGGTGTCACAAAACCCCCATAATTGGCAGTGTTCTTCTAAATATGGTATAATACCTTAGTGTTCATCAGAGGTCTTACTTATGGGTGACGAGTATACTTTCGATGATTATGAGAGTGTAATCGAGTCTTATGATTTGGGTGAGGTAAGTGATGATGAGTGGGAGGATGATGAGTATGCACAGGGGGATCAATATTCTGCCCTTGCTGATAGGCACTGTGTATGACAGTTAGTATCAGTGTCTGGCAGTATGTTGAGGGGTGAAAGTATTCTTATAAACACACAGTAAGTGTTGACAACTCGTGTGGCAGTATGTTATAATGAGTGAGTGAATCCTTCGGCAGTTCGTGTGTCGATCTGGCAGTATGTTCCCCCCTTGCGTTGTGCCCTCGTGCCTGCGATGGGGGGTTTATAATGTTTGGAACCTTCCTAAGCTATAAACGACCCAAATCGAGAGAGCTATCGTGATTCCTTGCGTTTTAAAAATTTTTTTCCCATATATAAAAACGATGTGAGGTTCTATGTTGATGGAAAAAAATTACGGGCACGAAATTGTACCTGTAGAGGTCGATCCTGCTACGGGTGATCCTATGGTTGTAATTCCAGAATGGATGATGTTAGATCTGGGATGGGAAGAAGGTGATAACCTAGAATGGATTATTGATGAAGAGGACAACTGCCTTATTCTGAGGAAAATCGATGCCTGATATTGAATCAGATATTGCCCAGTCTGGTAACTTTAGAACAATAGAAGGAAACCTGTATGTAACGGGTAAGATTTCTGGGGTTTATGATAAGGGTCAGACTGATGTAGGTATCACTAGTTCTATTAATAACTACGTAACCGAGTATCAGAATAAAGAAGAGAGAACTTTCAGGGTCGGTGAGGTCGTACAGAGAGGTTATGGTAGAGCATCTGTAAGTGGTGGATGGCAGAATTATACGGCAGCTGCCACTAATGGAAGTAACTGGTCATCGAGTGATACAGACTTCGGTCAATACTTTGTAGAGATTAGTCCTATAAGGGTAACGATTACTCCATTATTTGCAGATAGTCTGATTGCCATTCATTGGAATGTATATGGGGAACCCAGTGATCACAATACTGGATTTAAAATTGCAGAATTAGTGAGTGGTGTTCCTAAGATTATTCGTCGTAGTGGATATGAAGGATATAATGCCGATTTTTCGATTGTAGAATATAATCATTACATTAGTGATTTCTATGATACCGATAGTGATACGACTGGTAGAATGAGTAATTTTGTTTATTTTGATAAACCAAATAGTACTGACGAGAGAACATATACGGTTATGTTTGGTGCCAATGGTAATACTGGTAATGTCTATACATTGAATAGAACTTATGCTGGTACAGGAACCAATGATGAAGTTGGTGTAAGTACCTGGTGGTGGGAAGAGATTAAACAATGATTTGACGAAGACTATATAATCTGTTAGAATACTGATGTAGATTTTCTAGGTTATGGCTAAAGGATTCACAGTAAAAGCAAAAGCACCTGAACGTCCCTCTACTCCCGAAGGTGAGTGGGACTACGAAAAGGCAAAAGAGATGATTCGAGGCAAGTCTATTGTCTTCTGTATGCCTGGTCGTGGTTGTTCCTTCGCATTCCTTAAATCATTCACTCAGATGTGTTTTGATTTGGTGGGTGCTGGTGCTCAGATTCAAATTTCACAAGACTACAGTTCTATGGTGAACTTTGCCCGTTGTAAGTGTCTCGGTGCAAATGTTCTTCGTGGACCCAATCAGATTCCTTGGGATGGGAAACTGAAGTATGATTATCAACTCTGGATTGACTCGGATATTGTTTTCAATACCGAGAAGTTCTATCAACTTGTTCTGATGGATCAAGAGATTGCCTGCGGTTGGTATCTCACAGAAGACGGACAGACCACTTCCGTTGCTCACTGGCTTGAAGAAGATGACTTCAAGAACAATGGTGGTGTCATGAACCATGAAACTGGTGAAACGATGTCCAAACGTCGTAAACCCTTCACCGTTGACTACACTGGTTTCGGTTGGGTTCTGATCAAGCACGGTGTATTCGAGAATCCTAAGATCGAATATCCCTGGTTTGCTCCTAAGATGCAACGTTTCAATAGTGGTGAGGTACAGGACATGTGCGGTGAGGACGTGTCGTTCTGTCTGGATGCCATTGAGGCAGGTTATGAGATCTGGTGCGATCCTCGCATTCGTGTCGGTCACGAAAAAACTCGTGTGATCTGATGACAAAATCGACTCAGACGTTGTATAATATCATCTGTCGGGGTTCGGTGCTCCTCAGCAATCTAACTGAGGAGCAATTTTTCGACGAAATGGAGGATCTGGCACAGTCCTTTTATGAGACTGGTGAACCAGACCCCTCCGAAATCACCTATGAAACTATAGAGGTCAATGGCAGTACGTTCTAAAATCGGCATTTCTGGCATCAAGTTTGAGCCTGGTAAACCCAAGTGTACCCGTCAAGGTAATTCTAAGAATACTAAATACGCCGCAACGTCTCGTAACTCGGCTAAGAAGAAGTATCGGGGTCAAGGTAAGGGATGATGAAGGATCTGGAAGACTGGATTAATACAATCAAGAAGTCTCATCCAGATTTAAAAGGGCATTCTATATGCCCTTTTGCAAAAGCAAATACTTACAAAATAGTAAAATCATCAGTAGACGACATCAAACCTCTCGATGAGGAGTTTGGTGTCGTTATTTTTGTAGTTGAAGACGACTTAGATCTTGATTATGGGTATCAAAAGATAGAAGAACTTAATGACAAGTACCCAGAGTACAAGTTTTTTGATGATTTTAGGGATGAACCCAGTTTTATCAACGGTGTTCAGACCAATAATGGCATGTACAATCTTATTTTGTACCAAAATTCTTCATTTTTGACCAAGATGAGACAAATTTTGGCAAAAACTGACTATTACGATCTCTGGGAAGATGAATATTTGCAAAGAATTTTGGAAAAGGACTATAATGAAGTTCAAAGAATAAGAAATAAATAGTTTTTAGGGATAGCAACCCCTCTAAAAGTTCTCAAAACGAACTTTGGAGGGTTTTTTAATGGAAAATTCAGATAAAAACATGCTCAGAGAGGTCGTTGGTGACCATGTTCATGATTTGAAACGTCAAACAGTGCTTCATGAAGAGATTCGCAACGATGAAGACTATGATGATTGGGAATATGGCACTGAGCCAAGTTATGGAAAACCTAATAAATAGGTTTATGGTCTAAAATTATGCCTTTTCATGGCTTCAACCCGCACGTCAAGAGCATTTAAGGACATTTCTTTGTCTTTTGTGCCTCATCCAGTCACAAAAGACCTTCCCGTTCTTATAAATGAACGTGCTATTGCACGCTCTGTGCGAAATTTGGTTGAAACCATCCCCACCGAACGATTTTTTAACCCAGATTTGGGATCAGAAGTCAGAAATACACTATTTGACTTCTGCGATTATGGTACTGCGAGTATTATTGCGGAGCAAATTGAAGAAACAATCTTAAATTATGAGCCAAGAGCAGAAAATTTGAACGTAGTAGTGCTCCCAAGACCAGATGATAACACTTTTGAAGTAACTGTAGCATTTGATATCGTCGGACAAGATTTACCACCACAAAATATCTCCTTCATACTTGAGGTAACGAGATAAAATGCCATTAACTAAGTTTACAAATTTAGACTTTGATCAGATTAAGGCATCTATTAAGTCTTATCTGAGAGCAAACTCAAATTTCACTGATTTTGATTTTGAGGGGTCTAATTTTGCCGTCCTGATCGATACTTTAGCATACAATACCTATATTACCGCATTTAACTCAAACATGGTGGTAAATGAGTCATTTATTGACTCTGCCACTCTTAGAGAGAATGTGGTTTCTCTTGCAAGAAATATTGGATACGTTCCTAGATCTAGAAAAGCTGCTCAAGCACAGGTAAGTTTTAATATTGAGTTTACTGGGACAAGTCCTACCGTTACTTTAAAGAAAGGTCTTGTTTGTGTAGGTGCCGTAGACAATAGTTCTGTAGTATTTTCGATTCCAGAGGATGTTACTACTACTAGTGTCCTGACTGGTTCAGATATCAACGGAAATGGTCCTAGAAGGGCATCATTTAGCAGTCTTGACGTATATCAAGGCACACTGCTTACAAAGTCCTTCCAGGTCAATGCATCGGTCGATCAGAGGTTTGTATTAGACAATCCTGGTATCGATACAACCAGCATTAGAGTGTTTGTAAAAGGTCCCCAAGACAACGTTGGTAGAGAATATCGTCAAGTAGAAAATATTATCAATATTACGGCAACGTCTGAAATATATTTGATTCAAGAAGTCACCGACGAAAGATATGAACTTCTGTTTGGTGATGGAATTTTTGGTAAGAAGTTGCAAAACGGTGCCATCATCGATGTAAGTTACATTGTTTGCAATGGATCAGATGGAAATGGTCCATCCAACTTCTCTTATACAGGATCTGTACAAAACAGCACTGGTATTCCGTTTTTACCCACTAATTCTGTCACGGTAACAACAAATCAATCTGCCGTTGATGGTGCGGATATTGAACCGATTGAGTCTGTAAAATATTTTGCACCAAGACTCTATTCTTCACAATATAGAGCAGTTACTGCAAAAGACTACGAGGCAATTATTCAAAGAATCTACCCAGACACAGAATCTGTCTCCGTAGTTGGTGGTGAAGAGTTGGATCCACCAGAATTTGGTACTGTTGTATTAAGTATTAAACCAAAGAACGGAACATTTTTGTCCGATTTTACAAAGTCCAAAATTCTTAGTGATTTGAAGCAATACTCCGTTGCTGGAGTTAATCAAAGAATTGAAGATCTGAAGATTCTCTTCATCGAACTCAACACTACCGTTTTTTATAATGCAAGTCAAGTATCAGATGCCAAGCAGTTAAAAACTGATGTTATCTCTAGTCTGAATACGTATTCCGATTCTGTTGATCTAAATGCATTTGGTGGTAGATTCAAATACAGCAAAGCAGTAAAGATTATTGATGATACCAATACTGCAGTAACCTCTAACATCACAAGAATTATCATTAGAAGAAACTTAAAAGCACTTTTAAATCAGTTCACTCAATATGAAATTTGC